ACTACCAAGCAGGATCTGGGACAGTCACCAACGCGTGGGGACTACTCAGCTTCCGAGATAAGAAAAACCAAGTGGATGGCTGGTTCCGTCCAGGTGTGTACACTGACGGGACTCGCCCCAGTGCAAGCACCGTAAGCGCTGGAGGCATGATTTACAACACAAGCGACAACGCCCCCAACTTCAGTGATGGAACAAACTGGCGTGATGCCATGGGCTCAATAACGTAAGAGGCTGACATGTCGAGAATATCAAGAGTTGTAACCATCTTCAATAACTTGGCTGGCTTCGAAATCCCAGCAGAGAAGATTAGGTTGTACGTTGACGCAGTTGTGTCCGACAGGGATTTAGAAGGCGGTGAGATTCGCACCGACGAGCAAAAGGCAGCTATCTTCCTGAATTGGATGAAAGAGATCATCCGGGACCACAAGATTGCCGTCGCCGCCAAGCCATCCCTGATAGCCGCAGAAGAAGCCAGGGACGCAGCTCGAACAGAAGTAGTGACTGACCTCGGAGATTTTGAGACCGTCTAAGGAGAGCACAATGGAATTCGCTGAAATGATGAAGGACTTCGGTCCTGTGATCGGGATCATCCTGTTCTTTATCTGGCGCGACTGGAAACGCGAAGACAAACTAGTCGAACGAGTCCAAGCCTTGGAAGAATACCAGCAGCAAACATTGGTCAGTCTTGTACGAGAGAACATTACCGTCATAGCCTCCAACACCGAGTCAATGCGATGGGCGGGCGAGCAGCTTCATAAGTGTCACGAACACTGTACCCAACAAGCAGGCCACAAAGATGGTTAGACCAAACTACAACTTGATACGGTTCATTCGTCGGTGCGTTTCTCAAATGAAACGCGAGTACGGAGGTCCTATCACGCTATACAAACTCGAGGATACCACAACCAACTTGGCGACAGGTGTGAAAACTGTATCGAGAACGTCTACCTCTATCACTCGCGCCATCGTGCTGCCAAACAGGTTATCTCGCGAATTGATTCAATCCATTTCTCTTATCTCTGCTAACAAGAAAGTTGTCCAAGGTGGCACCTTTGACGCCGGAACTCGCACGTTCATAATTGATCGTCGAGACGCAGTTGGCGTAGAATTGTCGAAAGACGATTGGATCGTGTACAACGACAAACGCTACGATATAAAATGGATCGAAGAGTTTGAGCAAGGCACAGCTTGGATCGTCAATGCTCGCGAAATAGAGAGCGTGATACCGGCCCAAGATCTGCCGGGGAAAACTAACAGTTACCTGCTCACCTTGAACGACTCAGCGGCTTACACCTTAAACAAGCATTGGTTCATGGACATCACTGACGCTTTAGGGATCAGCGATGTTGCCAGTTATCTTCTGGCTAAGGTGCATGAAGAATCAGCATCAAACGCCATGGTATTGGCAGACGCCATAAATATGGGGTGGGGTGGAAGCGCAAACGACGCCGTCAGCTTTAGTGATGTCTCCTCCTCAGTCTTGGATATGCCTCGGGCCGCATCTTCCAGCATGTCGCTCACTGACAACGTATCAGAGGCCTGGGATATACCTCGAGCCGCATCTTCCAGCATGTCGCTCACTGACAACGCATCAAATACCGTGGTCCCTGGTGTCACCGGGTTTGTTTCAACATGGAACACCGCTGAGACTGGCACCTCTAACAATTTACAGGTCACCCTCCCGCTCGAGTCGGGTGGCACATACAACTTCGTAGTGGACTGGGGTGATAGCAGCAACAGCACTGTGACCTTATGGACTCAGAACACTCACACATACGCCATCAGCGGAAATTACACGGTAACAATCACCGGAACTATCAATGGCTTCCGCTTCGACAACGGCGGAGACAAGTTAAAGCTGAGCAACATAGCGAACTGGGGTCCTTTGCGGGTTGGCAACAATAATGGTTATTTCTATGGTTGCAGCAACATGACTTGCACCGCAACAGACACCTTGGATATATCACAGACCACGGACATGTCCATCATGTTCTATGGTTGCAGCGCCTTTAACCAAGATATTAGCGATTGGAACACCGCAAACACGACGAATATGGCTTTCATGTTCCGACAAGCAAGTGTCTTTAATCAAGACATAGGAAGCTGGAACACGTCAAATGTCACAAACATGTTTGCCATGATACGATCAACAGATGACTTCAATCAAGATATCTCAAGCTGGGACACGGCGAATGTAACAACTATGGCTTATATGTTCAATGACGCACTCGCCTTCAATCAAGACATAGGAAGCTGGAACACGGCGAATGTAATAACCATGCGTCGTATGTTCGGTACAGCAAGTGTCTTTGATCAGGATATCAGCTCTTGGAACATTGAAAATGTGGCTAATTTCATTGACTTCCTAGAAAACGCAACCCTCAGCACAGCCAACTACTCAAAACTACTGATTGACTGGGATGCCCAAAGCGTCCAATCATCGCTGGCCTTCCATGGCGGCAATGCAACATACAACGTTTCTGGTAACGTAGCCAGGGAACACTTGCGTACGACGGATTCTTGGACATTCACTGACGGAGGCCCGGCATGAAAAACTTGTCAAGATGGATATTTGCTTCAGCCGCTTCCCACTTCGCCCCTGTGACAGCTTCACTGTCTCTTCCTTACTTTGTTGAAGGAGTGCATGAACGGGACGATGACACCATGAAGCACAGTCATGTTGAGATGCGTGTGACAGGGCCAAACATCAAAGAACTCAGCAACGGGTATTACCACGTAGAAGCCGTAATCAATATTCTTCTGACATCTCATATGGATATGTCAGGGGACGGCTATGACATCATTCAATGGGCCGGAGTGTTTCAAGACGAGATGCTTCCTCCTATTCCAATTTACAAACTTGGCGATGGCGTGGATGACGATGACAGCTTAGTCGGGTGCCTCCGAATAAAGAAAAACAAAGAAGATTCAGTCAAGGTGTATCACTTTGGCCAGCTAAGTGGAGTCGACAGGATACGTCAATCAGAAGTTGATGGCGTTTATGGAATGGAGTTGACAGACTCCGATGTGTAGTTTACCAGCTTGGTGCGGACCTGCTGGGAGCCCAACCGTGCGAACGGGGTGTTGTGTTAAGTCTGAGTTGTGCGGATGAAGACTGATCACTCAATTGTAATTTAACAACAAGGAGCCAACATAATGGCACGAATCGAACTGAGGGATGTAACGATTTACGTCCAAGACGGGCTCAGCGGAACAGCTAACCTGTCCGCCAATGCCACGCTGAACGACGCCGAAATCGAAGTCAACACCGTCGTTCTCAACAGCACAGTAAATGACCAGATTCCGATCGGGGCTCGCCTGACGATCAATGGCGAGACGGTAGCAACGGTCCACACCGTAACTGCACGTACACCGTCTGACGGCACCACGACCAATATCAACATCACGCCCGTTGTTGGCGCTGGATCGTACAACAGTGGAAACGCTGAAGGCGCTCTGACGTTCATCAGCCAGCGACTCGAAATCAAGGTTGGCGAAGGTAATCTCACTTGGTCGGAGACCAAGGAGTATGAGTACCTGCGAGACCGTGGCGATCTTGACACAGTCAAGGAAGGCGACGAGCAACCAGTCGAGATGTCGTTGGAATTCGTTTACGAGTACATCAAATCGGCAAGTGGCGGCGACGTCACACCTGTTGATGCCCTGAAGAACCAGGGTGAGGCAGACGAGTGGGTTAGCACGTCAGACGACTTGTGCGAACCTTACTGCGTCGATATCACCGCCAAGCATTGCGTTCCCTGTGGAACGGATGAAGACGAAGATGTCAGCTTCACTTTCTTCCGTTATGAGTCTCTTGACTTTGACATGGGCGAAGCCACCATTGCCGTTTCCGGCAAGTGTAACGTAAGTGAACCGGCAATCACGCGCTCGACTGACGCCGAGTGCTAATCAATCCACCCCGGAAGGAAGCCGGGGTTTGAGTTAAGTCGGGCGTAGAGGCAGAGCCACTCGCCCGACACCTTTAGCGCCTAACCTGGAGACAACATGAAGATCAACGGAAGTTTAGTGAAGCCGAACGAAGAAGTCCTCGTCCTTCCTCGAATGGGTGGGGACCTTGTCATCAAAGCATGTTCAGTTACCACCGGTACAGAATTCGAAGCCCTGGTGCCAGATCCGGTCGCCCCCGGCATTCGAACTCGGGACGGGTTCAAACCAGACACGAAAGATGAAACCTACCGGGCCGCCGTCAAGCGTCGAGAATCGCAACGATTCGCCTACATGATTCTCAAGTCCCTTGAACCAAGCAATATCGAATGGGACAAAGTCAGTCTCGATGACCCCACCACTTGGACATCGTGGCAAGATGAAATGCAGGCCGCAGGGCTATCAGGGGTAGAGACAGACCGCATCATCATGTGTGTCATGTCTGCCAACAGCCTGGACGATGAAAAGTTGAAAGCGGCTCGAGACCTTTTTCTACTTGGTCAGGCGGAGTAGGTAGGAAGATCCTCTGGCCATCTCATAGGACAGCGGAGTATGTTACATGGGCGGCGTGCCAAGCCTTAGGCATCCGCCCTCCAGATGTGCAGCCCTCATGGGACGAGTGCGATGTCACAACTCAGGCTAACATCTTGGCGTTCTATCAAACTTCCGAACACGTGCGATGTGATGAATTGCAAGCAATGGCGCGATGAAATTCAAGACGACCTTCTATTCCATTGAATTTGATTTCGCACAATACAAGAAACTCCTAGCCAACACAATAGAGTATTTCAACGAAGAGGCTGGGAAATTGTGG